TTCTAGTATTCTTGTAAGTCTGTTGAATGTTTCTTTGCTTACAGACGGTTGTACTTCTGTAGGTAGCCTTGTTTCTAAAAGTTTGCTCATCTTCTACCATCAGTTTTTACATCCATCCTAGTATCTCCTAAACGCCATCCTATAGATAAGTTGCCATCAGATGTTGCATCGTCGTTTGATTCAAAACGAACAACAGCTTGTCTACCGCGCGCTCTTAAATTTACTTTTTGAGTGCTAGAACTAATTTCGTTGGTAGATTCAGTAGTTAAAGAATCACCTGGAAAGTTTCTGACCTTAGTTACTACATTTAAAGACCCAGCGTTTGCGTCTTGCAAAAATTTAATATCAGGTATTATTGATGATATTTGAGTAAACCTATCGCCATCACCTATATCAAAATCACTTGATTCTACAAACACATTAGTCATTGCTGATCCGTCATCATCAAAACCTATCTCATGTTGGTAGAGTACGCCGCCGTCAGTGGCTTGCGGATAAGATTCTACACCTGCATCTAGCCAAACTGTTCTTACCAGTTGGCCGTAGTACCAAACTCCCTGTTGCGTGTTATATATAACGTAACGATCTATTTCTTCACTAGAAGCAGATGGATAAAACCATCCAACTTCATTATGTTCGTTGTTAGTAAATGCTTGTATTTTAAAAGCTTGACCTTGATTAATATCTCCAAAAACATAATTATGAACGCTACAGGGCAGCTCTTGTACTGTTCCGTTGTAAATATAAAAATTACCGTAACTCATAAAATAAACGCCCGTAGCCGCTGTTACAGCTGCTTTCGGTCCGATAAGACCTGAAGACTCATTTATTAAATTTAATGCAAATGTAAGTGGCGATCCAACAAACTGCATCGAATAAACAGATGTGTCCGTAAATATAACTATTTCTTGTCTAGCTTTTACACCACCTACGATACTTGATCCTGATGAAAGTCTTACAGATCCTGCTGTATTTGTAATTAGAGGTTCAAATTCAAGTTCATTTTCTTGATCAGAAAATGCAACAAGCATCGGATCTATTGTACCTGTACGTGAACTACCAGATATTGCATCCGCGCCTAAAACTATTAAGTGCCTATCTACTTCTGAGGTTAAAACTTGTAAAGCTACTGTAGGAACTAAATTAGCACCAGATATACTCGATAGTTCAACAGCTCTAGTGCCTGTACCATCATTTTCCACCCATCTGTAAATTCCACCTCCTCTAGTGTTTATTATAAGGTTCTCTCCAAAGTTATCGTGTGTCCAAAGTCTAAGTTGGTTATTGCCACCAAGGGACGTTGCGGAACCCCATCCACTAGCGCCCCAAGTACCTACACCCCAACCTGTAGATTGCACATATACATCTAAACCCGTATTTATTTGATAGACGGCATCAGTAGAAGAACCGCCGTTACCAGAATCGCTTGAGTTTGCTGTTACGGTTGAACCCGAAGTATCTTTAGCCGTAATTGTATATGTGTTAGTACCAGTTACTAAATCTATTTGATATTCTTGGTTTAATACAGCTGCTGTTACATTTCCACCTAAAGAAACTGCGCTAGAAAAAGTTACAAAGTCTCCATTAACCGCACCATGACTAGCATCAGTTACTGTTACGCTGGATGAACCGTCTGTAGCGGCAAATGTAGCAGCGTTGGTAGTAGTTTTACGTATGGGCGTTACGTCAGCAAAAGCTGTACCATCTTTTATGTAATATTTTAAATGAGTGCCTATCCCTAAAAATTTGTTACCGTCTAAGGAAATCCAGTTATGTAAAGCGCGAGCTGTCCCTAAATAAGTGCTATCTGTAAGTTTTTGCCAACCTCCAAACTTTTCTACTCTACCATCTCTAAATCTAATTAGATTACAGTCAAACCATCCGCCTTCGTTGCTGTAAGCTGTTCCCTCTCTGTTAATACCTGGTCTAAACTCTACTTTTGAAAATGGCATTTAAATTCTCTCCCATTCTTTTCCTTGAAATAAATCAGCCTCTGCCGCACGTCTTTTAACCAACCCTGCTAAAACAGTACCTCCAGCTTTATTCCATCTTTTAATCTGCTCGGGGACACCATTATAATCTCCTTCGTTAAGTATTCTCAGCAAAGTAGAATCTTTTAAATTATTTGGTCCTAAGTTATAAACCCAACAAACTAAGGCGTCAAACTGACATTGTTCTAGCGGCACCTTAATCATGTCATTTATATAACCTTCATATTCTGGTATCTCCTCTTGTAAAAGATGGTTTGCCTCTTCTTGATTTATTTTGTCACCTTCTTTGACACCTTTTATCACCCCGTATCCAATTGTCCAAATACCTACGCTATCTTGATAAGCCTCAAGCCTGCATCCCTCGTAGTTCTTAATTAGTGATATACCTTCTTCAGATATTTTCATTTTAGTCATCCTTGGGTGTATTGGATGCACCGAAGTAAAAGCTAATAATAGCTGACGCTAAACCACCTAAATATCCTAAAACTAGATTAATCAAAGCTTCTGAGTTTTGTTCTGGCGGTTGTATTGTGACTAAGAATATGTAACCCATAAACCCACCAATAACAGCGATACCTATGATTCTAGCAGTCCAATCTTTTGAAAATGTTGATCTAGCATTTTGTGTATCTTGAACTTCTAGTTTGAATACATCTACCTCTAGCTCTTTCATTTTAAGTTCAAATTCAGCTTCAGCTTTTTTTAGTTCAAGCATTTGTTCGGGTGTAGCGTTATCTATAGCCTTTTGTATTTCTTTGGGTTCGTTTTTACAACCCAAAACATCTGCAATCATATTTGCTGCCATCCCCCCCATTGGTCCTCCAAGTGCTGTTCCTAGCGTTGGGGCTACCGATCCAACTAAGTTTTTTAGTAGTGCTTTCATATATCCTCCAAAGTAAATATTTTTAAAGGTTCACTAATACCCTTAACTTCTATTGGTTGTAACGATTTTAGCTCAAAACCACAATTTTTTGCAGTCTCCTCTGCGATAATTAAATCTACACCTACAGTTTTACAACTTGATTCGCATCTAGCGGCTATATTTACGGCAGATCCTATAGCTGTATAATCAAATCTAGTTGACGACCCACAGTTACCTATTACGGCTTCACCTGTATTTATACCTACGCCTATTTCAACTCCAACATCAGAGGATCTAAAGTTATCTTGTATTTCTTTGGCGCACATAACTGCTGCTTGCTCATGTTTATCTAAGTCCAAAGGAGCGTTGAATATGGCAAACATCGCATCGCCAATATACTTGTCTATCATTCCACCATATTTTTTTACGGCATCCGATTGAATTGTTAGTGCCTGATTCATAATCTTAGTTACTTGCTCGGGGTCCATATTTTCACTCATAGCAGTAAAACCGCGCACGTCTGTAAATAAGAAAGTACATCTTTTCTTTTCTCCACCTAAAATTAAAAGGCTGGGATCAGCTTGCAAAGCCTTAACCTGTCTTGGGTCTAAGTAATGCTCAAACTGTTTCTTGATTTGTTGTCTTAACTTGTATTGTTCTCTGAATCTCAAGTAAAAAGCAACGCTTGCAATAAAAAACTGAGATATTAAAGACCAAGTTACATCAATCAAAATGCTTTTTTGTATTGCATACACACCAAAAAGTGCCGTAGAAACAAAAACTACAGTAAAAAATAAAATGCCAGAGGTTATACCGAAAACATTTAGAACAAGCCAAACAAAACCTACAGAAAATAAAAATATTAATATTTCTAAAGCAAGAGCATAATCAGGTATGTATGGGCTATCTTGTATCAATATAGACTCTGCAAGTGCAGCTTGTATTTTGTGCGGTTCTAATAGTCCTACAGGTGTTGCTATCTGAGGCATAATGCCTTTTGCAGTAAAACCTACAAATACAAATTTGTTTTGTACGTCCATCTCTGCAAGATTGGTTTGTGGTGTGTCTACCCAGCTAACCCATTTGCGACCTAATGAATCTACAGGTACGGGCGGTAAGCCCTTGACTCTTATCTCCTCAAGACCATTTGCATTAGTTTTTATAACGTAAGTGTCTGCACCTGCTAAGACCTTTAATACTTCTGTACCATAAGCAGACACCCAACCATCAGGTGTACGCATCAATAAAGGTAGCCTGCGAACTAGGTTGTCTACATCTGTCCTAGCTACAGATATGCCTTGCGTCGCATTTTGTTTAAGTATCTCTATGTTTTGTATTGCGCCTTCTACTTCTAAACCACCAACATCATCTCCAAGTATGACTGTTCCTTGAGTTGGTGGATAATCGCCTTCACCTTCAAACATGGCTAGGACGCTTGGAGAAAAAGACAAAGCTTCTGAGAACTGTAGATCGCCACCAAATCTATCTGGTTGAGGAAATGCTATAACCCAACCCACACCTGACGCACCATTTCTTAACAAGTTGACGTGTATTTGCGCAAGGGTTTGTCTTGACAGAGGATAACCGCCCTCGTTCGCTATATCCTCTTCTGTTATATTTAAAACAACAAAATTACCAGATTCTTCTTTTTCTTCTACAAAGTTATCAAAAGTTTTTAATTTTAATACTTCGTACGCTGTTGGTTGAAAATAATAAACTGATCCAAGTCCTAAGAACAAGCACAAAAATATAATAGTTTTTTTCATCCAGATGACTGTTTAATTGTAATAGTTGTAGATGAGCCTCCGTTAATTTTTACTACGTTAGAAACACCATCTTGTACCAGTATAACTGTATAGCTACCAGAGCCATCAAGGTTAAGTTTAGCACTTTGGTTGACTGTTCTAGTAAGACTAATATTTTGACCAGATATTATTGTCGTTATCTGTGTATCTTTATCTTGACCAATCTCTGTACCAGTGATTCTGATTCCTACACCACCTTGTTTCAGTGCGTCCTCTTCTTTCTCTATGGCTAGTGCGTCCAACACATTTAACAA